TTTGATAGAGAAGCTATCGCACACGTAGAGAATTTACCAGAAGCCGTAGCTAATGCAGATGGGGATTATGATTATTGGGACGAACACTTAAAAAGAATCGAACCTCTTACAAGAAAGACAAGAAGACAAATGGTATACGAAGGTTTGTCAGAAAAGAGATGGAAGAAACAACAAGCAGAAATGTATGAGAGAGAATATCAAGATAGAATAACGGCCGCACGGACAGGTTATGATATAGAAAAATTAAGAGAAGCAGATTATGATATAGAAAAATTAAGAGAGACAGAAGAAGAAAGTGATATTGAATGGGAAGAAAACCCATTTATTAGAAAGAGTAGAATTATTGAACAAAAAGGCAGTGTATTTACACTGGGTATGAGATACGCCCTTGTTCATTGCATTGCACAAGATGCTATGATGGGAGCAGGTATAGCAAGAAAGTTCAGAGAAAAATATCCTGATATGCAACGTTATATTAGATCTAAAAGACCTAAGATTGGGGAAATCGTAGTATACGAAGCAGAAGATGGCAGAGTGATTGTGAATATGGTCACAAAGGCATCTAGTTGGGATAAACCCAAGAGAGAAGACTTTAATAAAGCACTCATTACTCTCGTTGAGTGGATAGAAGATGAGAGAATAAAATATGTAGGCATGCCAAAAATTGGCAGTGGCCTTGACCAGTTATACTGGGGGATTACGTTAAGTGATATTAAAACAACGCTGTTTAATACAGATGTTACAGTCATTATTCGCGAACTGTAAGGGGCGCGTGACTGTTTTTTTTATTTTTGTTTGATTCGTTTAACTCCTTGCAGGTGTCATATTTGAGGGTAAAATATCAGTTTTATTTAATAAAAACACGAAAAAATGAAATAAATTGCTGACTCAGCAGAATTGGAGGGTAGTCACCAAAATTGGAGGGTAGGTAGGCGACGTGGCAGGGGGGCGACGTGGCATGAAGCGACCAATGACGTCAGAAAACGAGTTTTTGACCAATTGTTGACACTTGCACACAGTCACACCTGGTGCAACTATTAACCCCTCTAATGTGTTCACTATCGCCATAGTGACCATACGGGGGAAAAGTTGATGTCATGGTCAAAATGAGCAAATTCGAAAATTTTGTCACTCAAAAAAATATTTGGGAGATCCTCCTCCCCCCCTCAACTTTTTTCGGGACCTATTTTTTTCATGTACACACCAATTTTAAAAATACTCACCAATTATTATTATTGTTATTATTATTATCATTAGACCAATATGGACCACGAAGAAGCATACCACATGCAAGTTGATATGGATAGTTTGACTATCTCCTTAAATGAACAAGAAGACAAGTTCACTTTGTCTGAAAGTGATTACATTGGCTTGAATGTTCCAACTTTGAACATCAACAATGATGATGATGCAAAGAAATGGGCAGAATTGATGGCTGAAGAGGCTGAAAGTGAAGTGGTTACCCAACCAGTGAAGACTTTGTCTCAAAAGGAATGGAATGAATTGTTTGTCAAAGGCAAATGGGAAGAATTAACACCACAAAAGTCTCAAAGTGAAATGATTATTATTCCACAAAGAACTTTGTCTCAAAAGGCACCAGATGTCAAACTCAAGGATGCACCAATCTTACAAAAGACTGAATGGTCTGACTGTGACTCTGATGGTTTATTCTCTGATGATGAAGACGAGATCGACTTGATGGATTATATCAATCCTATCACCAATCGCAAGCGCGTCAAGATCGTTGACTCTGATGAAGAATGTGATGACAAGTTGGTTCAATTGAAACCAAAAGTCACCGTTGACTTGACAAAAGAAGTGGCAAAGGCAAAAGCTGACTTGGAAGGCATCAAAGATGAAAGCAAGGACAAGAAGGCAAGACAAGTGACCCGCTGGTGTTTCACAATGAACAACCCAATGGTGTCCGGTAATGATTTGGCAGAAAAGTTGAAAGCAATTGACAATGTCAAAGGATTTGTTTTTCAATTGGAAGAAGGTACCAATGGCACAGAACATTTCCAAGGTTACATGGAATTTCACAAAAAGATCACAATGACGGGGGCAAAAAACCTCTTAGGTGAGAATCCACACATGGAAGCAGCAAATGGCAATAAGGAAAGCAACTTGAAGTATTGCACCAAAGAAGAAGGTCGCAAAGAAGGCCCATGGATCTGGGGGACATGTACAGATACACAAGGCCAAGGTAAGCGTTCTGACTTGAACGATTTTGCAATGATGATTGAAGAATATGGGGGGATCACTGATGAAGTCATGCAAGCATTCCCAGGACATGCTTTGCAATTCAGAAGACAAGCAAAAGAACGCACCGAAGAGATCGTTATGAAATTGGCAAAAGAAAAGGAAAAAGCGTGGTGGATGGAACAAAAGCGCCTCAAAGACGCTGGTTTGCCATATTTGACTCAACGCCAAATGAAATGTATCATGTTATTTGGCCCAACAGCAGTTGGTAAAACAACACATGTTAAATTGGAAACATTAGGCATGGGTGAAGATTTGTATGAAAAGGCCGGCAATAACAAATGGTATCCAGGTTATGCTGGTGAAAAACACATGTTGGTCGATGAAATGACAACAGGTTTTTGTGAAAAGGACATCCGTAATTTCAACAAAATGACAAACTTGGGCATGAACGTACAAGAAGTCAAAGGCTCTCACGTGTTGTTGGATGTTGAAACAGCATGGTTTACAACAAACAAACATCCTTTACACATCTGGGATGAAGTGAAGGAATCTGGTACTTACAAAGCTTTCATTCGTCGCTTTGACGAAGTGCACTGGTGGAATGACCAAAAGAAGTTGGTCATCTTGAAGAACCCAGGCTCAAAAGATGAGACAGATGATGAAGCACAATGGAAGAAAGACTATACCCGCTGGATGTCTTTCTGGAATGGTAAACAATTAGACGATGAACACAGAACTATCGTTCCTGGTCAAGAAGTGAAGAATTACTTCACATTCGGTTGTAACCAACCTCAATCAAATATCTTAGATATGCTTATGTTTTAATTCCTTTATACTCTCAACATGAATTAGTACTTTACACTCCATTAAAAACATGTTTATTCTCTTAGATTAATGTTATATATATAAATTTCTTTAAAAATAAATTAATTAAAGTTAAAAATTAACTTCCGGCTACCTGACGAAAAGAATGAAAATTCCTAAGGAAAAAAGCAGATTTTGAGGTAGCCGGTAGCCGGAAGTGGCCAGGTAATACTAGGGGGTTACACCCCTGCCTGGCCACTTTAAAGGATCAGCTTATGATAGGGTAGAAACTTGGCGGGCTAACCCACATACCACCCACCCGAAGTCGGAAGTGTCTACACTTATCAACGGACCGCAGTTTCTGTTAGGGGTGTGACAATATCGTTTTACTTCTTAGTGAATTGAATATTAGTTTTTAAATTTTATGGCAGGTTATGGAGCATTTCAACGAGCTCGTAAAGGTCTTGGGTCCCGTAGGGGCATGCGTCGTAGTAACTATAGCCGTGGTAGTCGTTATGGTTTTAAAAAGACTGGGGGTACAATTAAACCCCGCTTCGCAACAGTAGGGTTCTCACGTAACGTAGAGAAGAAATATTTTGATAAAACATATCAAGCAAACACAAATGAAAGTTTAACAGGTCAAACTACACCTCTGTTGATAAATAACGGTGTGACATACATCTCTAATACATGGGGGAATTACTCTTTTGGGGCACAAGTGCCAACAGCAGCAGTAACTAGTAATGACATGTTGAAAGGCGTGGCTACAGGCACAACAGCACGTACACGTATTGGGAATAAGTTGAGAGTGAATTACGTGAAAGGTGCTTTCACATTTAATGCAGGTGTGGTGACACCAGCAGTGTCAACAAGCCAAGGGGGCGAAGTGTCGGTTAGTTCAACAGGACCCACGACAAACGCACAGTACTTGCGCACGTCAGTTAGATTTTGCATAGTGAAGGATATGCAGGTGAACAGCACAGATACACAAGTAACATGGGCACAGGTGTTTGATACTACAAATTCACAAGCAGGGGTGCATTCTGAATTGAATGTCGATAATATGGGGCGTTTTATGGTGTTAGAAGACAAAGTCTTTACATTGGACGCAGATACCCCACAAAAGACATGTCCTTTTGTGATCAATGGGAGTAAACTCGGGAGTGTTAGATATAATGGGCCCAGCGATGCAGCGTTGACAGATAAAGGTCTTTATGTGGTCTGGGCAGCATTTGTTATGGGTTATAACGGAGGGGCAGCAGATGTGGCAATGCCTTCACCAGTGGGGCACTCTCGTTTATGTTTTACAGACGATTAAAAAGGTACTCACCAATTTTAAAAGCAGTCACCAATTTAGATTATCATGAGCTATAATTATGTTAAACCACAAGGACAAAGACAGACGAAGATTTGGAATTATTATAATAACAGTGATAAGTGGGATTGGTACAGAATTAGCATTTGGCCAGATTATCTCGCAAAAGCTGTTATCGAAGAAAGATTGAATTACAAATTAAGATGGCAAATGTTTTTATATTTAGTAGGTAACGGTAAAGATCCAAAGATCGCAGTGCGCGATATTTTAGAGATGGGTGATAGATATTTTGATAGAGAAGCTATCGCACACGTAGAGAATTTACCAGAAGCCGTAGCTAATGCAGATGGGGATTATGATTATTGGGACGAACACTTAAAAAGAATCGAACCTCTTACAAGAAAGACAA